AAATGAACTAGCTGATGAATTAGATAGAATTTCTTATGATTGCACACTTGAAGAGTGGCAAGCATCCCCTGTGGGTGGTGCAGCCACTATGCTACGCCAGCAACAAGCTGAAATAGAGGCGTTGAAAAATGAAATTATGGATTGGATAAATGATTCTCCATACAACATTATTACTGATGAGTATTTCAAAACAATATTAAGAAAGGCACAAAAAAATGGCTGATTATTTAATTATTGCAATTCGTTTGTTGGCTTTAATAATTGCTTTGATGTGTATAGCTTTAATTATAAAGTTTAAAGATATATGAGATTAGAAATATTAGAACTTGAAAAGCCCCATCTTGTTAGTAAAAGCCAATGGGTAAACCATCCTGATTACTTTATGCCTGTTTTATTTACTCAATATGGCTGGTCAGACGGAAAAACAACAGTTTGGAATGACGAATGGGAATGGAGAAAGGCACAAGAGAAATGATTGAAACTCTAGTCAAGCCTGTACCATTAGATAACGATATTGCCGTAATGAAGATATTGCATCTTATGGGTCAGTTAAGTCCTAAAGACATCAAACACATATTAACCATTGGAATGCAAGTGTACAAAGTAGTTCGAGAGGAGGAACCTAGTGATACCAGCAATGCGTAATGCTCATGCCACTCATGTGGACTTTGGGTTCTTGCGTGGGATTATTAGGGATAACCCTAACTTTATGCCATCTAATATTGATATGGTACTAGAGCGTAAAGGGATGTTTTTGTTTGGTGAATGGAAGCGTGAAGATGAAGAGATTAAGACAGGCCAAAAGATTCTGTTGAAAGAACTGGCTTGGATTCATCGTGTACTATTGATTACTGGGTATGTGGACAATACTCCTAATGTCTCTCTAATACAACAGATTCTGCCAAACGGAAATCTCAAAGTAGTGGGAAAATCTCCTGCTGATTTAATTAAATATATTCAAGACTGGTATAAGGACGCAGAAAACAATGATTGATTATTCTGAAATGAAGATGACTATTCAAAAACTAAATGAGCAGTTCTATTCTTATATGAATGCTCGTAATTATAGTAAAGCACAAGAAGTAGCAGAGAAGTTAGAAATGGCAGCAATGATGGCAAAAAAGTATATTGACTTTGTCATAAATACCAAATAGAATTTGTAGAAAGGGGGAAGTAAAATGTCACAACATGAACATTACGAAACAGTTATGCGTGAGCAAGAATTTCTTGAGAATCGCCTTCAGGACTATCGTTTTCAAAAAGAACGTCTTGAATGGCAGTTAATGGAAGTAACCAACAGTATTGAAAAAATACAAAGTTTAATAGTTAAATTAGAAAAGGAGTTAGGCGATGTCTCTGACAGTTAATGCAGGTAACGGTGGTGGTGGTGATTATGTCCTGCGTTGAGCAAATTGTTTTATTGTTTACCCTACCATGTGGTTTTATTGCTTGGTCAGCTATTTGCTATGAACTTGGCAAAAGAAGTAAATAACAATGTATAATGGCAAAAGACCTAGGAATTACGAGTTCACTAGGCCTTTCTAACCATCATTGAATAGGACTACAACAATGGCTGACCAAATTCTAACACAAGAGCTTTTACATCAATTGTTTCAATACAAAGATGGAGAACTCTATTGGAAGGTAAAAAGAGGAAGTGCTGAAATTGGAGATTTAGTTGGATGTAAATCTGCAAAAAAGTATTCAATGCTTTCAATTAACAAAAAGACATATCAAACTCATAGAATTATTTTTATGATGTTTCATGGGTATATGCCAGTTGTTGTAGACCACGCAGATGGTAATGGATTTAACAATAAAATTGAAAATTTAAGAGGATGTACTTTTTTTGAAAACAATGTAAATAGAAGTATGTCAAAGGGCAATACATCTGGCTACAAGAATGTTAGCTTAGACAAAAAGAAAAGGAAGTGGAGAGTTGCGTTTAGAAGTAAAGGTGTAAATATGTATTTTGGAATGTATGAAGATTTAGAGCTTGCAGATTTAGTGGCACAAGAAGCAAGAGATAAATATCACGGTAAATTTGCTAAACATAAGTAAGAGAGGAAATATCATGTCATTAACGGTAAACGCAGGAAGTAATAACACAGAATTTGAGCAATGCCCTCCAGGTTCATTTGCTGCACGATGCTACCAAATTATTGATTTAGGTCATCAAACATTTGAATGGAAAGGTGAGGCCAAGGTAGCTCCTAAAGTTCGTATCACTTGGGAATTAAATGAACCAATGCAAGATGGTCGTCCATTTTCAATCTCACGTGAGTACACAGCATCCATTGGTGACAAGGCAAATCTACGTAAGGATTTAGAAGCCTGGCGTGGTCGTCCATTTACAGCAACAGAATTACAGAACTTTAGCCTTGAGAATGTATTAAGTGCTCCATGCCTATTAGGTGTAGTACATAAGCCTTCTAAAGATGGTTCTAAAGTCTATGCCAATGTAGGCTCAATCATGGCTTTACCAAAAGGTATGGCTTGTCCTGAGTTGGTTAATCCTGCAGTGAAGTTTGATATTGGTGAGTTTGACCAAGACATCTTTAACTCATTGTCTAGTTATGTTCAGAAGAAGATTCTAATGAGTAAAGAACTAGAAGAGAATGGTGTTCCGCAAAACAGAACTCCTGTGGCAGAACCTGTAATTGATTCGGAAGAAGTACCGTTCTAATGACTTTGGGGGAAAGCGAATTCGGCACGTTAGTACCTCACCATTTGTTCAGACAGTGCAGTAAGTAATAAAGAACACGGAGTGACCACCCCCGTCTGCATAGGTGGTCAACTAATGGGGGAAGTATGAATTATTTATCAGTATGTAGTGGTATAGAAGCTGCAACTTGTGCATGGCATGACCTTGGTTGGAATCCTGTTGGGTTTTCCGAAATTGAGCCATTCCCAAGTGCCGTACTTAAACACCATTACCCAACTGTTCCTAATTTAGGGGACATGACAAAATATAAGGAGTGGAATCTTGACTCAGTTGGACTTTTGGTCGGAGGAACTCCCTGCCAATCATTCAGTGTTGCAGGGCTTAGAAAAGGACTTGAAGACCCAAGGGGGAACCTTGCCCTTAGCTATGTCGGAATTCTTGACCACTTTAGACCCAAGTGGTTCGTATGGGAAAACGTGCCAGGTGTCCTCAGTTCAAATGGTGGAAGGGACTTTGGTTCCTTTCTCGGAGCGTTGGTCAAAATCGGGTATGGGTGGTCATATCGGGTGCTTGACGCTCAATACTTTGGAGTCCCACAAAGACGCAGAAGAGTGTTTGTTGTCGGATGTCTTGGAGACTGGCAATCTTCCGCAAAAGTTCTATTTGACTCCTACTGCCTGTCAGGGAATAATCCGAAGAGCAGAACTAAGAGGGAAGCAACTACCACCTATTCTGAAAGAGGCGTTGCATACGGTGGCTCAGATGCAGAATGTGCCGACACCGTAACTAGTAAATGGCATAAGGGCAGTGGTGGGCCTTCAGGTAATGAATGTGGATTGTTCGTAGCTCATAAAGTATATGAAACACATCCTGCAGATTCTAGAGTAAAAGAGATGGGCGATGTATGTCAGACCGTTACAAGTCGTTGGGGTACAGGCGGTGGCAATGTGCCATTAGTTCAAGCCTACAGTATTCGTGAAGATGCCAAGGCTAATAACTTTAGTGCTACTCCATTGACAGTTACTCCTGCATTACAAGCTATGCAGCCAAGTGTTCAATCACACCATGCACAGACTTTTATTGCAGGGAATATGGCAGTCCGTAGATTGACACCTAGGGAATGCGAGAGGTTGCAAGGGTTCAAGGATGACTATACAGTTATACCTTGGAAAAAGGGGGAATCACCAGACGGTCACCGCTATAAAGCATTAGGTAACTCGATGGCAGTTCCAGTAATGAAGTGGATAGGGGAAAGAATCAATGAAATTAACAAACAAATTTAACCTGCCTGACCCAATAGTCAATGCAGTACAAAACCAAGGGTATACCCCAGGTAGTAGCGATATTACGGTTACACAACTCATTCAACCACCTCTGATTCGTCAGTTACGGATTAAGCACGATAACGACATTGAAGAGGATGCTTCAGACCGTGTTTGGGCGTTATTTGGGACTGCAGTACATCACCTGCTAGAAATGGCTTATAAAGGGCGTACAGCACGTGTAGAGGAGCGAGTCTATGCCGAGGTATCAGGATGGAAGTTAGGGGGCGCATTTGACGTTTTAGAGGGTTCTAGCCTATCTGATTACAAGGTGACCTCCGTATACTCTTCAGACGGCAAAATTGAGTGGGAACGCCAGTTAAACGTCTTGAGATGGCTATTGCATAAAAACAACACTGAAGTGACAAAATTGAGCATTACAGCCATTTTCAGGGATTGGAGACCTCGTGAGGCACAGAAGAACCCTGACTACCCTAGAAGACCGATTATGACGCTTCCTGTACGGATGTGGACATTAGATGATGCAGAGGATTATGTCAAAGAACGTATTGCACTGCACCAATTAGCCGAACCACCGATGTGTACAGATGAAGAAAGATGGACTAATCCTGAACAATGGGCCTTGATGAAGAAAGGCGGCAAACGTGCTATCAAGCTATATCCGTCACAAGAGGGTGTTACACTCGGCACAGACCAGTTTTGGGAGCACCGTCCAGCCACCTATCGTAGGTGTGAGGATTACTGTAGTGTGAATAAATGGTGTCCTGTGTGGTCGAATGTAACCTTTTAAAGTAAACTAACAAATGACACGGCAAGCACTCATCCCCCACTTCCCCCTGACGGCTCCCCTCCGTCTAGCTTGTCGTGTCACCTATTAGAGATTGATATGACTACTATTGTTGGCGATTGGATTAATAAAAAATTAGTTGCAGACAGTCAGTTTTCAGATGATGATTCTGGTATTAAATACTTTGAAGATAAGATTATTCCAATAGATGGCGGTTACCTTGGTGTTGCAGGTAATTGGGCAGATGGGGAAAAAGTTGTTGATTATATAAATAAGAAACAAAAGACGAAACCGAAACTACATACCGATAGTTCTTTCCTAAAATTGACCGATGAAGGTCTTTTTTCTTGTGGAGATGACCTAGAATGGGAACGAGTTAGAACCTTTATGGCTATTGGCAGTGGTTCAATGGCTGCAGAGGTTTGTATGAGAATGGGATTAACTGCAGAAGAAGCTGTCAAATGGGCGTGTAATGTGGATTTAAAAAGCCACGAACCAGTCAAAACATATAAATTAGGCGAATAAAATGGCACAAGCACGATGTAGCGATGAAGATTTTATAGAACTATGGCGTAAACATAAATCAGGTACAAAAGTAGCAAAATTGTTAGGGCTTGACGTACGTAACACTATGTCTAGGCGAAAAAGATTAGAAAAGAAATACAACATTAAATTAGAAGCAAAAGAAGGTGGTACACCTAGATTAGTTATTCCTGAGAACAAAGTCCGCACCAATCTGACTATTGAAAATGGTTTGATTGTTGTGGGTTCTGATTGCCACTACTGGCCTGGATATGTCAGCACCGCCCATAGAGCATTTGTACATTTAATTACACGTTTAAAACCACAGGGAATCGTACTTAACGGTGACATTATGGATAACGCCACGATTAGCCAGCACAATAGGATTGGGTGGGATAAGAACCCAACTGTGAAGGAGGAGCTAGAAGAGGTACAAGCTCGTCTAGGTGATATTGAAAAGGTACGTCCTGCAGGAGCATTCTTGCATCGCACCATTGGTAACCACGACTTACGCTTTGATGGCAAGTTATCTAATGTACTAGGACAGTATGAAGGCGTACCTGGTATGGCACTAGCCGACCATTTACCGCATTGGACATACTCTTGGTCATTAATGGTGAACAACACTTGTATGATTAAACACCGTTGGCACAATGGTCAACATGGTGTATTTAACAACACCCTGAAATCGGGGGTCTCAATGGTCACGGGGCATCTACATTCATTGAAAGTGACTCCGTGGTCTGATTATAATGGTGACAGATATGGCATTGACACAGGAACAATGTCGGCAATTGGAGGAGACAAGTACATTTACACGGAAGACTCGCCCGTCAATTGGCGTTCAGGATTCGCAGTACTTACATTCCGTGATGGAGAACTTATGCCGCCAGAACTTGTACAAGTCATTAGTGAGGATGATGGATTGGTATTCTTTCGAGGAGAGGTGATAAAAGTCTAATATGGATATAAAAGTCAAAATCATTAAGGAAAACAAAGATGGGTCAGCCAACGCTCAAGTCGATTTCGATAAAGAAGGGCTTGAAACACTCGTACAGTGGGGGCTTGTTGCTATGCTTACCAAAGCAGTTGATGAATACAAGGTTAGACCTGATGAAGATGAAGCCACTATTGAGCCTGAATTCCCAATTAAGAAAAGGAAAAAGAAATGAATCGGAACTGGGATAAATGCTTTGACTTAGTGATAGTCAACGAGGGAGGCTACACGGACAATCCTTCTGACCCTGGAGGTGCTACTAATTGGGGTTGTACTAAAGCGGTATGGCAAGAATATGTAGGGCATGAAGTTACTAAACAAGACATTAAAGAACTAACAAAAGAGGACGTAAAGCCTCTATACAAGAAGAGGTACTGGGATGCCATACACGGAGATTCTCTTCCTTCGGGACTTGACTATTGCATTTTTGACTGTGCTATCAATAGTGGTGTTGGCCGTGCAGCCAAGTTTATCCAAGAAATCGTGGGTGTTTTTGCTGATGGTGCAATCGGCAATAATACTGTTACTGCTATAAATCAACTGAACACAGTAACGATGATTAATGAGTTTTCTGATAAACGTCAACAATTCCTAGAATTACTAAAGACTTTCCCTGTTTTTGGAAAGGGGTGGACAAAACGTGTTCAAGAAGTCAGAATTAAATCTTTAGAAATGGCAGGGTGAGGGGACAGCCTCTCGACTCCCGATTCGTTGATGGCCTAGTTGGAAAGCCACAAAACAACTAGATTAAGCATACCCTCTCGGTGGCTTGACTACTCGTCTGTACCTATCTTAATCCCTGTTATCAAGCCAATAAATCCACCAACGATGGTTTGAAATGCAGGGGTAATAGCTTCAAATATTTTAGTATTGTCTACTGCGGGAGTGAATAAACCCACAAGCAAAACCCCAACCATACTAAGAAGAATGATAGTAAGAGTAGCAGTAGCCATGAGGGTAACGTAGGCACTTAATTGTTCTTTTTTCATTTATTCTTATTCCACAACTCAAACAAAACTTTTACCTTTTCTTCTAATACAGAAACTCTATTGTCTGTTTTAGCTAGTACGATTACGAGCGAGACAAAAGCCAACAGTAACGGCCATATCTTTGCTAGGATGTCTAAAGTATCCATTATTTAATGCCAACCTGCTCTCGAATCCACTCCTGAAGTGACTCAAGCTGTTGAGTTGTCATTGCACATTTCTCAACAAATTGTGGGTCGGAGGGCGTTCCATCAACGAAGGGGACGGTTGTGCTGGTGATGGACATTGCACTGCTACTGGGGTTGAGGTGCAACCCACCATAGTAAGTATGAATGCGAGCAATACTATTCTTGTAATCATTGGTAATTCTCTCCGTTGTTACTTGTTGTTCCTTGAGGATTTGTTCATTCTTTGCTTCTTGCGCTTTTCCTGCTGCTTCAACACGCTCCTGATATGCCATAAATCGTGAATGCTCAAAGCTATAGCCAAGATACACGCACCCACAAAGTACCAAAGCAACCAATCCAATTTTGACATAATTAATAACCGATAAAGGGAACATTATTGTGGCTCCGCATCTTTTTTCATCATTACAGAAGCACCACCTGCACCAGACACAATGCCTAATGCTTCAGCAAGTTCTCTAAGGCTAACAGTAGTGTGCATTACTTCAAAAGCCGCAATTACGATAACAGCAATAAAACCAAGAAACCAAGTTACTCGACCAATGTCATAAGTTTCATTATCTTTACCAGTTAAAAGGTGTTGGAATATCTGTTTCATTTTTTTGTTGTAATGGTATCTGAACCTTTGGTTACTGTGACTTTATCGCCATCTACAGTAACTGACATTGGGGGTTCTTTATCTGCCAAATGGTCTAGTTTTTCAATTAAATTTTGAATAACGGCAAACTCAGGCTTTTCTTCTTTTTCAGTTGTACCTGATACAGCGTTCATCATATTGATAATAGCCATAATTGCACCACCAGCCATACCAATAACTGCGGCAATTTTAGAAGCGTCTAAAAATATACTAGCGGCAACGCTAATAACAATAATTGCTGTAATGTAAGCCAATCCATGTTGACCAATGGATTTACCAGCTACTTCTTTTGCGGATTCAATTTGTTCGTTCATTTTATTGGAAAGTGTCCTGTACCTGCAGCCCACATTAATAGTGCAACAGCAGCAAAGCCAATGAGTTTGGTAATCCGTTTAACAACAGATTCACCTACGGATGTATAAAAATTCTTAATAACTTTCTCGGTAACTCTTTCTACAAGTTCTTCAAGTTGTTCGTCGGTTAATGGTAATTGAGTATTTGACATGATTAGGTAGCTTGGGTTTGTGCAGTTAGTATGCCGTTGGTAAATGTCATGGAACCATTGGTACCAAGAGTAGTTAATTTTGCTGTAGTAATTGTGACAGACAATCCACCTGTAATTGCTGAATAAGGAATAGTAGTAGAGGCTGTAACTGGCCCTGTGTTGTGACCGTATAAATATCCAGTTAATCCTGGAGTTTGAATATTTGATAAATTTGTATTGGCAATGTTGCCGCCTGTAATAGAAACATTATTAGAGTTCTCATAGGCCATTGTTCCTATTTGGTCTAAATTACCATTGGTTTGGGAGAAAATGGTATAAAACCAATCTCTAAACTGTCGAGAGTCTACGCCTTGATTGGTTGGAGGAGGGGGAGGAAGCATCTTGATTGGCATTACTCATCCTCTTCCATTTCGTCATAGCACCAATTCTCA